TTTTTTATATCTCTATGCTGATAAGTACAACCAGCTACATCTATTTCTAAGTTTGTTGTTATCGGTAGAACAGGATTAGGGTTATATATCTCAGGAATATAAACCTCTGGAATATTTACTTCTCTAATACCTATCTCAGGTATTTCCATTTATATCTTTGGCTGTTTAAATTCTGGTATTGTTGGCCCTGTCATTTCTGGTAAACCTTTATCTAATATTTTTGGCATTAGTCCCTGTACATTTCCAAGAATTTCATTCATAATCTTGGCCTTAAAATTTTCAGAACTAAGGTATTTGTAACCCATGTAACTTGCACCTAAAGTGCTGGTTATGAGAATGAATGAGGCTATACTTAAAATGTTAGCTATTTTTTGAAACATGATTCAACAGGCAATACTGAAAGCGATTTCTCACACCCTTATTATATCTTGTTTGCTAATTATTCCCACACTTGGGCCTTTATACCTTATAGGTGGGATGATGACTAGACAAATGGAAAAGATTAAGTAACTACTTCTGTTTTTGTAGTTTCAACCTCTTCAATTCCTTGCAGTTCTTTGATTCTTTCATCACAAGAAAAAGCTTTTATTTTAAAAGAATCACGAGCAACAACAAGCTCTTTTATTTTTTCTTGAATTTTGTTAAATTCATCAATTGCAACTTGCATTTCACATTTTAATTGGTCAATTCGTTTTTGATTTTTGGACATAATTTTAAGATGATTTGTTAGCAATTAAAAAATCTTTATAAGCAGTTTTTATATCTGTAGTCCAAACAGCGTTGCAAATAGCTTTTACTTTATCTGGTATTGTAGTTACACCATCTATCTCTTTATCTAAAGGATTATCAACAAAATTATCTGAATCATCTAACGTTCCAGCTTGCAGTACATATCTTTCAAAAGATCTCGCTATATCTTTATCATCTTTTTTAATAACGTGTGCTTTTCTTACCTGAACTTCTGCATAAGTTCCCACGACTTCTATCTTGTCGTATTCAATTGTTTCGCTTAATGCCATTAGGATTAATCTCCGATTAAAACAGGTTTAGGCTTAGTTTATAGACGTAGCTCGGTCTATGATGCTGTTAAAAATGAGAACATACCGCTTATTTGAGAAGCGTTGTAACTGAAACTTACACCACTACTATTTGTTTGTAAAAAAGAACTGTCTGTTAACTTAATTCGTAATGTTGTACCACTAGCTATAACCTGAGATATGTCAGTATTCATTCCAGCACCAGCAAAAACTACACCACCACCACCTCTTGGTCCATTAGCGTTTGGTATTTCAGCAGAAAAAGGTAAACCTGTTATTTTTAGTTCAGAAGCGTTTGAAAGACTTGAACCATTAGCGGATATTGCAAACATACAATGAACAGTCCTACCTATTTTTACATAATCACCATGTCTGCTTAAAGGGGTTATAGTTCCATGAACTGCTGACCATGTAGGCTGCCAAGAACCAACTTCATAGTCGTCAAAAAGTTCATTCGACATTGATGTTGTTGACTCACTTGAACTAGCGTCAGAAGTAGCACTAAAGTCAATTCCATGACCAGAAGCAAATATCATGTTTCCATCATTAATAGAAACATCACCATCATTTTTTATGACCATTCTTACTGCTTCACTTCCACCTGATGCAGCAGTTAAAAAAGAAATTTTTCCATCATCTTTATTTGATGTATCATCACCTGTTTGTAAATAAATTGAACATACGTTATTTGCATTATTCCATCTTCCTTGAATTATTCCTAAAGCATTACCCGCACCTGTTCTTGCGGCATCAAATCTTGCTTCTGTATATTCATTTCCAGTATTTGTTAATCTAAGTCCTAAACCCTGTGTAGTTGATGAAATATTTAATAAACTTGCATCAAAAGTAAGTGTTGATTCACCATTTAAAGTATTAGCAGAACCAGAGCCAGTGATAACTCTGTTATCTGCGTTGTTATTTATTGTTGTACCCCCGACCCCTGTTAATGCAGAACCATCACCAGCAAATGCTGTTGCGGTTAATGTTCCATTGGAAGAGTTAAAAGCTAAATTAGACCCTGACTTTGGTGGAAGATCCCCTGTTGCTGCTGTTACAAATAACGGAAAACAAGTTGGATCAGAAGATTCATCTGCAACAGTAACATTTGTAGAAGCTACCCCTGCTATAACAGTATTTAAAGCTGTTCCCGCAACTGTAATTGCATCAGCTTCAAGAGTTCCGTCAAAATCACCATTATTTGCATCTATATCACCGACAAAGGTTGTAGCAGAAACATTTCCTGTAACAGCAAGACCAGAAGAGCTAAAACTTCCCCTTGTAGTACCACCGCAAGTAATGTCTAAAGTATCAGCCGCACTTGAAAAAATACCAGTATTTAAATCATCACGAAACCCTAGTGCTGGTGCAGAATTTGAACCATCTTCAAGAGTTAAAGTTCCATCTAATTGTAAAAGAGTAACCCACCCATCATTTGCACTATTCCTTATTTTTAAGACACCTTCGTTAGTATCAGCCCACCATTGATAAGCATATTTTGTAGAAGGTTCAGATGAAGATGAATTATTACTTACAATCGCAGCAAGGGTATTATTAAGGTCTGAACGGAAATTCGCTCCTGTGGCATTATCAAGAATATAGTCTGCTGTTGCCATTTTCTAACTACTTTTTCTTAAGGTTATCATAATTTAAGAGCCTCGACCAAAACCTACAGCAGTATATTTGAAATTTCTATTAACAAAACTAGATCCATTTTTTATGTCTATCGAAAATCCAGTTGAACTGATAGATGACAAGGAAAAGAAATCACCAGACTGTGCGTTTTCTATAACTATTCCTATTGTTGGCAATGCCGCACCAGCAGAGACACTTGTACCACTAAAGCCTGTAAAGAATTTATCTATGAATGAGACAGCTTTTGTTGATGTTCCAGAGGCAATTACAGTATTTACTGTTTCTACTCTTCTATTAAGAGTTGCAATATACCCAAGTTCTTTAAGAAGAATTGTTTGTGCTGGATCTGTTGAGGATAAATTTACTTTAAATTTAAATCCTCTTCCTCTGTGAGTACCATTAGCAAAAGTATTAAAAGAACTGAACTCTGCTCCATAATTACAGTTCCCACTTGTACTTAAAGATGTTGCTGAAGTCAAAGTAAAAGTATTAGACGTTTTTGAAATTATTTCATAATTAGCATCAACACCAGTTCCAGAGGTAAAATCAACAACAACAAAACTTCCTACAGAGTAACCATGAGAGGATTTTGTAATTGTAATTATTGTGCCAGCACTACCAGATCCATTATTGATTGTATAAGTTCCAGATGTAGATAAGGCTGGGTCTTGTGTTGTAGTTGCTACTAATAAAGAAGCGTTTGTGCTAAATGCTGTCAATGCGTCAATATCGTCCCAAGTGTCGATTAAAGCTGTTCTTTGATCTATAAGAGAATTTGCTAAAAATGACTCTGTAACAAAGTGTCTAGTTAGTTTTGTATCCATTATTGAACCCAAGTCCAAAGGACTAGCAAACTCATAAGATCCAGATGTTGCGACATCACCTAAAAAATCTATTTGGCCTAAAGTATCAATTAAAGCTGTAATTTCATCAATAGTTGTTGTTGAATCTAAAGTAAGACCTCCCAGAGTTGAACTAAAAAATGTATTTGTTTTTGTTCCTCCAAACGGAGTTGCGTCAGTATCCTCTCTGTCTGTGAAAGCTGTTAATTTTGGTTGTGTATCTGGTGGAGATACAATGACAGAAGTTTCTCCAGAACTAAGCCTTCCTCCATCATCACGAAATTTTAAAATTACTTCCCCCTCAACTGCTGGGATCAAAGTTTCAGATATATTTCCAGATAGGGCTGGAATAAGGTCAACAGAGTTTGTAAAAGTACCAGTTCCATCTGTTAAATTACTATGACGAACAACTACGTTCCCGCCATGAATTACATCAACATCTGCGGATTTTGAAAATCTAAGCCTTACAAAATTTTCATTTACAGGCTCTATTACTAAGTTTTGGACATCTGCTGGGACTGCTGTCTTGCCTACTGTATTCGCTGTAGTTGTTGAGGGTAATGTACTTGGTTTTCCTAGTGCGTTATAACTGAATACTCTTATTTCATAAGTTCCCAATTTTGTCTCAAAAATTGTAAAATCTGGTCTTGTTACTCTTTCTGATATAAAGTTTTCTTGATCTAATCTATATTGAACCATATATTCTGTGACACCTTGTACTGGTTGCCATTGTATAAACAGTTTTGATACAGCACGATTGTTTAATGCAACAATCTGCTCTGTTGCTGACAGGTTGCTTGGTGGTGGCTTGAGGTCGGTCAGGGTTGTTATTGTTCTGGTCTGTAATGTCGAACCATCTTCGACACTTGCATATTTTGATGGATTATGAACAACAGCTTGTATTTCATACTCAAGCTGGTTAACTTCTTTTACAGAAAATACTCTAAATGTTTGAAGTGATAAAGATGTATTTTCAATAACCCATACTGAGTTAGCTTGAGGAACAGAAGAAAATGCAGAAGAAACAGTAATAGTTGTACCAGAAATAGTAGATATTGTTTTTGTCTCAAGAGTGCCGTCTGACAAAATTACAGATAAGGTTGCTGAGTCTGAAGTTGTTAGATCAGTATTGTTAGAGTCATCTACTACTATCTGTGTTGTTGATACACCAGTTTTTATTCTTCCTCCTCTTCTAACCCCTGCCCTCATGGGATCTTGAACAGAGATTATTGTTCCAACTCTTACTATCGTTCCTGATTCTATAGATGTTTTAAAAGAAATTAACTCAGCCTCGTTTGACTGTGTGTATAAAAACCACTTACCAAGTCTGGCAGCTTGACCTCTGGAAGTTGTTGCAAAGCCTTTTAAGTTACGAACAACAACACCATATTTAGCTTGTAATGCTGTATCTTCTACAGTTTCATAATCTATCTGCTGTGTTTCATTGTCAAAATATCCAACGTTAACCACAGTTGCTTTTGTTGATTTACTAGCGTTTGAATATGAAAACCCTTCTGCTGTTATGTTGCTGAGATTGTAAATATAGCTTGGATCTGTGGGTCGATCCTGAGATATATTTATTACTCCCGCACTGTAAAATGGCATTACCCTCATTACAGAAGAAAGATCATTAATTAAGGAATATGCATCACGCTGAGTATTAAGAACCACGTTTGTTGAAAACCTTGCCTCAGTATTTCCAGTTCCTGTCATATCATCTACTTGCTCTGAACAATAAACAGAAGCTGAATAAAAACTATAAACATCTAATTGCGTTGAATCAATATGATCTCCAAAACCTTTTGAGGTGGTTAATAAGTCATACAAAACCCATGCTGGATCATTTGAATATTCTTTATCAGATTTAAAAGTTCCGTTAAAAGTTCCTGAGTAAGAAATCGAACCATCAGCCCTGACAGTACCGTTGTGCGGAATTGAGATAAGAGTTCCCCTGATGCGGTACATCCTCGAAGGAACAGATGGAAAGGTTTCAGCATCAAAGCGTAAGGCTACATGAGCAGAGTTCGCATAGGCCCTAGATTCATTAATGATTTCTGTAAAAGATGACCATTGAAAGCTATCATTTAAAAAAGAGTCAGTGCTGTCATCAGTTGTTCTATTAACCCTGATAGTTACAGGGAAACTTGTCCCAGAAGGTAGATTGATTTTATATTCCCTAAAATAAGTGCTTGCTGCTCTGCCTTTCACTGTGTCTGTTATAACTGTTTGCGTTGTACCATCATTTTCTATTGTTTGAATTGTTAATCCTACCTCTGCTCCGTTTATGTCTCCATTATCTTCAAATTTTTGCAGTTGAGGAAAAGCAATTGTTACTCTTACAGCATCTATATTTGTGTCTGTGATTGATCTTGATACTGGTGTAGCTTTGGTGACTGTTGAACTAACTGCGGTTTCTGATTCACTAGCAGAAATTCCAGCAATAGCTGTTTGATTTGATGTTCCAAATCTAGGCTCAAACGAAATATTTTTAAAATTAAAATCTGTTTCGTCTGGACTTGTGCCAGCCGATTGTTGTAATACTTGAGTCCCATTAAGAAATACGTCTTTGAGACTACTTGTGTTGTATTCAGTCGAACCTTGTGAACCAGTAGCAGAAGGAAAACCAGACAAAATGCCCTCCGCAACGAGATCAATTAGCGTTTGAAATTGCTTTGAGGCCAGTGCATCTGAGGGTAAATCAGGATTTGTAAAGCCAAAAAGACTTGCAAAATCGGCTGCTGATCCACTACCTGTTGCTTGAGCTACCATTACGCTGCTGTACCCTCCACTTGAACTGTATCAATACCAGAACTAATAACAATAGATCCAGTAAACACTTGACCATAAATTATTGGCACTGGAACACCAGCCCTAGTCGTATTAGTAATTGAATTAAAACCAAAGTTAGCTTGTACATTTGGGTCATTATCAGACAATGAATCAGAAGCATTAAAATTTGGCACTGGTGGAGTTGGGGAAATAATACTTGTAACTCCATCTATAATCATTGATGTACCAATAGCAGTAAGTCCACTAGCAACAATTCCTCCAATAGCAGTAGAGAAAAATCCAGCAGTGACACCCCCTAAAAGAGCACCCGATCCTATTCCTCCAAGTAAACCTCCAACAACAAGACCTTTAGCACCTACAGCAATAGGAATTATTTTTATATCTCCATCACCTTTGATTTCTAATAAATCCTCTGTTACTTCTAAATCACCCATTTTCACTTTATACAACTGATTTGTCATATGGTTTTCTACTTCTGGAAAATTAGCAATTAAAAAAGCAAAAGCCTGTCTCGGATTATTTACAGCGACTTCAAAATGTGATTGACCTAAAAATTGTCTAAGCCTTCCATAAACTGTAAGCTTTCTAAGCTGCATATCTAAAAACTTTTTTTGTGGCTTGTATATATCTTAAATCATATATCTCTCTACAACTCAACTGTTTTATGTTGTGATGAAAAAT